GTGGGTGCCCTGGGTTTACTGGAGCCAACAGACCTTTCCAGGAACGGGTGAGTCTGGAGAAAGCAACATAGTACGACATGAGCGACATAGAAACATACGGAAAGAAAAGGACGATGGCAGAATTGGTAGCAGAAAATGTAGTTGTGGTGGATGGCAAAGTGGTGGATGAGAGGCCTGAGAGTGTGGTGCCCCCAGTGGTGGGCAAACAGCTCAGTCAAGACATCCAGGTTGCCGCCTTTGTGGCCCGGATGGTGGTGAAGAACAAGTTGGTGCCCGTGGAGTCATTGAAGGTCCCGGGTGCCAAGTATGGGACCACGGCAGTTGTGGGTACCCTTATGAGCAACAATTTGAGTTTTGGACCCATTGCGACAGACCGAAGTGCTTGGGCAGCGCTGTCCATCCCCAAGAAGGGGGTGGTGTGCGGGGAGAAACAGGTGGACCAAAATTGGGCCTGGCCTGCAATGCGGGAAGCGCGCAAGTATACGGCGAGCATGGGAACTTTGCCTGGATTGTTGCACCGGGTTGAGCAAGGGGTGACGCGAGAAAAACCGGTATTTTCTGTGATGGAGGCTGCGGACCTCGCTATAAAAGGTGGTTTTGTTGTGGATGCTTCGATGGTCCCCTCTTTCAAGACAGGGGACCACTCGATGTCACTGAGTGAGGCATTGGGGAAGATGCAACATGACGTGTACCAGCCGGTGTTTGTGAATGGGAAGTCAAGTTCGGGATTTCCGTGGATGAAAAGTAAGGGCGCAGTGTCGGCTGACATGATATTGTGGGCCTCAAAGATGTTGGAGGCGATCGCGTTGGGGAAGTGGGAGAAATTCCAGGAGGAGAACCCACACCTATTCGCGACGGCCTTGAAGAATAAGACAGAGGTGTACTTGTGGGAGGAGTTGCAAACAAAAACTCGCCCCTATTACGTTTATTGCGGTGCATTAGCGCTGCTGTGGTCATGCGTGACCCAGCGGTTGGCGGCAGCGGTGCCGACGTTTTTGGGTGATGAGAAATCAAGCTCCGCCATAGGGATGTCATGGCAGGAAGGGGGGGCTACGCGAGTAGCTGAGTGGGTGCATGGGACGCGCCAAGTGGCGCACAGGGGTTATTTGAGGGGCGCCATCTATGCGGATGACCAGCTTTATGCGGTCACCACAGAAGATGGTGTCACCCTGGTCTACACACCGGATTGGAAAATGATGGACATGAGTCTATCCGCCCAGTGGGGCGCTGTTGTGTATAAGCTGTTTGAGAGAGCTATTGACGACAAGACGTGGAGAGCAGTCTTCAAGTCTTGTTGTGTAATGGCCTTTAACAAGGTGGTGGTGTTGCCGGGTGCGGCAACGGTAGCTCTCTCTGACAGCTTGGGATCAGGTGTGAATTTCACCTCGTATTTCGACCTGGTAGGGTCCCAAGCTGCGTTGGGTTTGTTGCGGGAGATGTTTGAGAAGACCAAAGGGTCATTCAAGACTGCCAAGTCGGTGGAAGCCGTTATGCAGAGGTTTTATGTGGCGGCTAAGGTGAAGTTTGGGCTTGAGGTGAAGCCGGAAACTACGAGTCCGCACATATGGATGCCTCCGGGAGATTCGGAGGGATGCATAGCTGCGATGAAGGGGGAGAGCTGGGCTGTGGCTCAAAAAGCTATAGCACACTACAGCACCCCATGGCAATTTTTGGGTGTCTCGTTGGTGGCTCTCAAGATAGGAGTGGGGATTACGAAGTGGAAATGGGGCGTGGTGTTGCCGTTTGAGAAGTTGGTGCGCTCGTTTGTGTATCCGAAGGTGAGGGGAGAAGCTGCTTTGGTGCAGAGGTCCTCAGCGGAACGAACGAGGGGGCTTGCGTTGTGTGGGGGGTATCTTTATGAACCCTTCTACACCACGTTGAAGCTCCATTTTGAAGGGCTTCTCTCAGCAGGCTATAAGCCACTGGCGGATGACGCGGAGGATTACGAGTCCTCGGCGGTGTTGTCTTTGCCGGAAAACCTCCCTTCGGATTATTTCCCCACGCGGAATTGGGTGGCCCAGTTTATTCTGGGGGAAGACCACCCTATAGTGCATGAACCCAAGGCGGCTGTGGTGGCAGCCACCTCCACTCCTGTGGTAGCGTTGAGTGCTGGTGTAGGGGTGTTGCAGAAAGCGACTGCCGATGCTTGGGCAGATATCGCGGAAGAAGAAGAGCGGGAGGATTCGAGTGATGTCGTCATGCGTCAGGCACCTGTAGACATGTCGCAGGTGTACGTGGCTGTGCCAGGGCCAAGTGTGAGACCCACTACCCCCGTGAATAAGGCTGTAGAGAAAGCCGCTGTGGTGGCCCCGCCCAGCACAATAGGGTTGAAATACCTCGCCCGAGTGCCCCCGAATTTGGAGAGGCGGGCACAGAAAAGGAAGGAATATGAGGTCCGGCTTGAACAGCTGAGACTGTTGCGAGAGCGTTATAAGCTGGCGGGTGGCGCTGAGAAACGGGAATTGAGGGGGAAAGGGAAGAAGCAAATGCTTTCTATGGCTGCCCTCATGATGAACGACTTCCCGGATGCAGAGCATTATGTTGAAGCTCTGGAGAGGGTGGATCAGGAGGACTGGGAAGATGATGAAGACGATCAGATCCAAGCCCTTGGTGAGGCCATACTGGAGGGGTACGATGAGATCTGGGAAGCGGAAGCTCGTCGGGAGCATATCCCGGAGCGCAAAGGGAAGCACAAGGGCAAGGGCCCTCGTGCGCAGCCGACAATAGAGTCGGTTGAATAACCGAACCCTGTGGGTGCTGGAGCCGACACGGAAATTAAATATATTAAACACCAGCGGGACCTGCACAGAGTGTGCAAACAACCCCTTCTGAGTGGGGGTGTACTCAGAGAAGACCTAATTCACAAGATGACAAGTAGGACAATAAATAAAATTTTGGACAAGTTAGAGCGGAATAACCAGCTTACCTCGGACGGTAGGGCATGGTTGATAGCCGCAGTGGACCCGTTCCATGACACCGACATCACGTTGGCCGGGTATCCGGATGTGCTAACGGCTGCTACAGTAGTGCAGTTGGTGAAGCAACAGATACAAGTGGCTGTGCCAACGAGTGGTGCGGGGACTGTCACAGCCGGAGCTAATTGGGACTGCAGTATAACTATGTGCCCGTGCTTGTCCCAAACAGGGATAACCACAATGGGGACAATGAGTGCTACAGGCCAGATCACGGCGGTAACAGCCTTGGCGACTCAAGGCTTGTACGGGGGCCTTGCCATAGCTGCTGGCCCACAAGGCCAGTCACTGTGGCCGGTGGTAGGAAATTTTAATCCCACCGCGAGTTACCAAACCCTGAACCCTAATGTATATGTGAAGGGTGAAGGGAGAGTCATAGGAATGGCTTTTGAGGTGGTGAATACAACTGCGTCATTAAATAAACAAGGGCAGGTGACGACGTGGCGCCTGCCGACTGTGTGGTCTCCAGGGTCTGTTTTCAACCAGGCGATAACCCCCGCGACGACTGTGAATGCCGTCCCGGTGGCGTTTAGTCGGTTGCCGGTGGCGAGCATTGCCAACGCGCAGCTGTTGTTTGGATCCAGGTCTTGGGCTGCAGAGGAGGGAGCATATGTGGTTTCGAGACAGAATAGTGAAAGCAATCCAGTGAGAATGCCGGCCTTTCCGCAAACGGTTTGGTCGATCGCGGACATGCAGAGTGGGAATGCAGAGACAGTAATAAGCAATGGTAATTTTGGAACCGGGGTGGGAACCAACACCTCTAATTCAGACTACTATCTGCCCTACGATACAAGTGGGGCACATTTCACCGGGCTCTCTTATACGACAACCCTTACGGTAAATTGCCGATGGTTGATTGAGAGGGTTCCAGGTCCAAATGAAGCTGATCTTGTTGTGCTAGCAACCCCTTCGTGTCCTTATGACCCTTTGGCATTGGATCTGTATTGTCGGTGTTTGGCCGAGATGCCTTCAGGCGTAATGCTGAAGGAGAATCCTTTGGGAGAGTGGTTCCAGAATGTCATTTCGAAAGTGGCAGACTGGGCCCCAAAAATTGGGTCTGCCTTGAGCCAAATTGGTATCCCAGGAGCTGGGATGATTGGGACCGTTATAGGAAACGGGGCTAGTGAGATTCAAAAATATTTACCAAAAAAGAAAGAGGAACGACGAATCGAGCAAGTTGTGCAGCAAATACGGAGAAAACCGCTGCCCCCCATCCCCAGTGACCGACAATTGAGAATTGAGTCTACACAAAAGTTGCCCATGCAAGATAGTGGCCAGAGAAACTATCCAAAACAGTCAAATAAAAAC